CACTTTTTCCAAGTACAATTCAGACAATGGAACCGTTTTGAACCTAAATGGCGTGATAACATCACCTTCCATCATCATCAAACACGCCGTTCCTACTGCCAAATCATAAAAAGATTCAGCAACTTCTACATCAAAGTTAGAATTACGGATAGCCGAGAAGAAAATATTAGTAATATCATCCAAAACAGGTTGCAATTTGTCTTGATGCTCTTGCAAAGACGTACCAACTTTTAATCTTAACCAGTTTTTCTGAGCTGGTACCAAGCTAGATTGTAGTTTTGACACAAATTTATTCAAAGAATCCAATGGTGTAGAGTCAAAAACGACATCTTGACCATCATTATTCTGTCCATCTGTCGTATTGCTCTTAAAATTCTTGGACCTTTGAGGCATAAATTGTTCATAGGCAGAAGAATACAAGTTTTCCCAGTTCTGCCGATAAGCAACGCTTTTATCAAACCGTTTAATAATGTCTTCTGCCTTCATTTCTTACTCCTAGCCTAATGTATCGCTACCGCTTCCAATTAAAGAAGCCAAACCACTTGTTTGCTGACCTCTTGCAGCAAGGCTTGCCATCTTATTTTTCTTTCTTTCTTCTGTGGCTTCCGCTTCACGCTTTTGTTCTAACACTGCTTCACGTTGTGCAGCCTTTTCTGCTTCCTCTTTTCTTGCTTTTTTGTTCTCATCGTATGCTTCTTTTGCTGTTAAAGCTAAAGATGCTCCACCTGTTACTGGAGCAGCAATAGCACCAGCGATTGCCTTTGGATTTGTTGCTACTTTTTTTGCTTTACCACCCATAGCTTTCTCCTATCCTAATGTTCTATTACGACCAAGTAATTGTGCAAAGTTACCAATTTGACGATTTTCATCAAACTGACCACTTGCCAACTTCTTCTTTTGAGCTTGAACTAATTCTTTGAACGAACCCCAGCCTGTTCCAACATAAGAATCGGAACCACCACCGCCTAATTCAACAGCTTGTTCTTGGAATTGTTCCTTTGCAATTGCTTCTTGACGTTCATTCTCCAAACGTTTGCGTTCGCGAGCCTGTTGCTGAATAGTTTTTGTTAGCCTATTTAACGGCTTTCTCATACCAACATCGCCAATCATAACATCCTCCTAACCTAAAGAACCAATTTCAGAAGTTTCTACAAGAGATTTAATCCCCCGTTGCTGTTTGTTGCGGAACTTGCGGGATTGCTCTTGTGCGATTTCTTCAGCTTCTGCTTGGGCTGCTTTTTGTTCTTTTTCCATTTGTTTTTGTTGTTCAGCGGCAGCTGCTTCCGCTTTCTTTGCGGCTTGCTGTCCTGTAATTTGTCTTGTGTATCCACCCATTGTCGTGCACCTTTCTTCAATAGATACTTGTATAATTGCCACGGAGTTTGTGCTTTTGTTCTTAGGCTCCCTACTGTCTTGCAGAAGTTCACGCAAGTTGGTGCCCAATACCAAATTCCAAACTTCTTTGGGGTTGGTTTATTACCTTCCATTATCAGTATAGAACAATTATTTAACTTTGTAAAGTAAAAAAAATCATCCTTTAACAAAAGGTTAGGAAAGAACCCTTGAAAGCTGTCTTCCATAACAAAGAACACATCTCCCCAGCGTACTGCCACAAAAACGTGTCTAAAGCCTTCCTTAAACATCTTAAGCCAACTTCTCTTGCCATTACAAAAACAATAATAGTATTCCATTAAAACACCTTCCAATTGTTTTTCATCATATAGGTTTTAAGTGGTTTGCTATTCTGACCACGGACTATTTTATACTCGCCGCCGCCCATCATCATATACTGCAAAGCATCGTGTGGGTGTGAGTACTGGTTCTTATCTGGTTCCATAGCCAGCTTTGCTTCCCCAGAATAAGATACTACTTTATATTTATAGCCGCCATTAAATCCTTTTCTAAGCACATTACAGGACTTGTCAAGATTAAACGCTGGCTTCCCATCCACCAAACGCTTTAATGGCTCCCTTACGCTTTCTAATCGTGGCACAATATTATTTGTTGGTGCTGGACGAGCTAGTAATCCCTCTGACCTTAAAATCTGAAACGATGTATCAGCATCACTATCTTTTCTAAATGCACCAGATGGGTCACCAAAGATATAAACATCATTCTTTGGGCAAAACTCTAGGATAGTTGCCTTTAGCAACTTTGCAAACTGCCTTACTGACATATCGTCAGTAATCAATTCTTTTAGCACATTCCACGACAAACGCTTGTCCCTTTGCCCAAACACGGCACACGGGGTTAGACCAAAGTCAAGCCCGATATACACTGGTAAGTATGGGTTAATGGGTATATTCTCTTTGACGTGCAAGTTATCATTCCACTCGTGTACATAAACAGGTTGACCATCTTGTATAAAGCCATAATGTCCGTGGACATACACATTAATCCACTCTTTATCTTTACCAGATGCAATACGTTCATAATATCCCCTTGGCAAGTTCTCAATGTTCTCAGCATCAGGTGACAAGCCACTTGGTTGTTGCCAAAACTCCCATCGCATATTTTCTGGGAATTGTTCTTTCGGCACCAATACTCCAAACTCATTTCTTGTCCATTCATCTTCCTCGGCACACTTATACCACCAATGCGTATCATCTGGAGGGTTGGTGTCCATAATCACACCATACCAACTTGGGAACTTCTCAGCTGGCACGTCATCAGGTTTATCTTTTTTACTTGGATAACGTCCAACACGCATCGTTCCTGCATCAATAATTTCTTTTAAGATTTCCCTGGCTTCGTTATACCAAATCCCAGTACATTCCAAAGACAACAACTTTTTAACATCTTCTGGTCTATCCAAAGCTAAAAAGATAACTTCTAGCTCTACATCATTAAATTTTATCTGGTGGTTAATCGGTGGTTTCAGGTTCATCTTGCCAAATACGTGTTCAGGGAACCAAGCTAACCAAGTTTTAATTGTAGTTGTTTCCAACTGAGGCGTTGTGTTACGGACAACTAGCCATCTTGACCGTCTAATTCCGTCCTTACAGGGTGTTGCCGTAATAGCTTTATTAAATATTTCCATACAGCACATCACAGATTTACCAGAATTATGATGTATTCCGCCATCTTCTGTTACATAGTTGTTTGTTTCTGCCACCTGCATATCATAAAAAATTTCCTTGACATCTAATTTTGTTACTGATATAATAGACCCGTTGGTAAAGGAGCAACTGAAAAATGAATCAAAACACGGAAAATATAATTTTTTACTCTGACGGCACTCGTTCGTCTGTCGAAATTGCGAAACTTGTTGGGCTTTCTGCTCGTTATGTTCGGAAGGTGCAGCTTCGTCACAATTTGCCACGCCTTCACGAAGGTGGTCGTCTTGGCAAACACAATCATCAATTTGTTTCTGGTCGAAGAATTGGTCGTGATGGCTATGTGCTTGTGACTGTTCCTGCAGAACATCCTTACGGGAAGCGTTATGGGCATCATCTTGTAAAGGTGTACCCAGAGCATCGTCTTGTAATGGAGAAGAAACTTGGACGTTATCTTCTGCCAACAGAAGTTGTTGACCATATTGACGGGCTAACTCTGCATAATGCACCAGAGAATCTACGTCTTTTCTCGTCAAACTCTGAACATCTAAAGAAAACCATTTCTGGAAAGAAGATTCGTTGGTCTGAGCGTGGTTACAAGAACATAGGCACACGTTCTGACCTGGGGAAAGAGTATCAACCCGTTGATACTTATTCCGCTCGGTTAAAATCAGGTGATGTCCGCTTGCGACAAATTCTCCTTGCGTTGTTAAAACTCGGTAAAGATAGTCCCTACCTTTTGGGAACGAGCCACCACTTAAAGAAAGCTGGAATTGACCCTTCTTCTCGTTCCACGATAGAACACGCACTGGCCGAGTCAATTCTGAAATGGGGATAGCCCCTTTTTCGGTTAATACTTTTACGTCTCCTCGTAAGCACCCCACAGGACCCATTACTCCACGGACAAATGCTTTGCTTGCGTGGAATAATTTTCCAATCTTAGAGGCATTATAATCTAACGAGTACCCATTATTTGGTGTCGCCATTATTTTCTTCCTTCATCAATTCATCACAAGGCACATACTTAAACTCTTTTTCAACAAATACTGGTATAAAATCCTTAAGGTCACAAACTTTAAGTTTAATAATTTTACCTTTCTTCTTTTTATTCTGCCTCGCCATTATCTACCTCATAGTGTCTTTGATAGAAATCACCATCTACTAATTTATATTTAACACCATCTTGTTCCCAAATCTCTGGTACTGTTAATCTTCTGGGGATATTTAATAAATATGGAGGTATCCAATTCAATGCCTTGTACATTGTTAGACGAGCATCTCTTGTATCTACATACCAGTTTTTTGCATTTATATCACTCAGCATTACCATCTATTATTACTCCTTTTTCTGTGTCTTTCAAATTCAAATTGATAACGACATTCGGTGTTTGCTTATTCTCTTTTCCAAACAAACCAGCAGCTCTCAGATAGTCGCCACTGAATCTAGACAATGCGTTGGCAAACTTTGCTTTCGTTTCGGCATCGGACGTATCATAGTCCCTTTCAATTTTTTCCATTAAATTCAAATGCTTAGCAGCCGCTTGCTCTTGAGTAAGACGTAGTGCTTTGAACCTAGCATCATAAATTGCTTTACATTCAACTTTAATTTGCTCAACAGAAAGGAATCTGTTAGCGGCTTGCTCGGGGTCTTTATAGCCAAGTTCCTTACAAGCACGCACAGGATTCAAATCCTTAGCGAACTCCTCTAAAAATTTTAGCTCTTTAGGGTTAAAAAGATATAAATCACCGACAAAATCCACACCATTTTCAACGGTACTGCCTATTTCATAGACAACTTGGACTTCATTCTTTAGATTTTCTACCACGTCCTTTTGTTTTTTTACCATCTAGTTCTTCCTTTGGTTGTTCTGTTTCCAGAGCCGCAGGCGCGACCTCAGTATTTTTTTCTTCTTCGGGTTTTTCTTCAGGAATTTCTTCCTTTTTTTCTTCTTTTACAGGTTCTTTTTCCTTGACTTTTTCTTCTTTTTGTGGTTCAGGCTTATGAGCACCAACAGCATCACGGAACATTTGCTCCACAGTGACACCATTTTCATTTTTTAACCCACGATAGACAAAAATTCTACCACTATGTACTTCTTTAATGGAAATAAACTCACCTGTTTCTTGTATCCAATCAACATAAAAATCCAAACCTAAGAGGTTGATACGCTTAAACATACGTGTAATCATAATAAAATCTCCTTTTTAAGTTGACTACCCGTGAACTAGCTGTCTAGTTCCCCAATGGGGGTGTACAACACGGGCAGTTAAGTATATTTTATTAAACTTATTCTTAAATGTCAAGCTATATTCTATCAATAGTCTTTCCATCGTCATTCATAACGAAGATTGGACCAGATGTAATATAGGTTTTATCATCAACTTCAACGACAGAAAGCTTTTTGTTGCAAGCACACACTGGTTCTTCTTTTGAAGAATTGCAACTTGTTCTCCATTCGTTTTTATAATATTCTTCTGTTTCAGATAATACAGGGCATAGTAATTCGTATGGCGTATTTCGAAACATTTCTGCAACAGTGCCGTGTAAAGTAATAAGAACGTTTTTGTCATTATATGCTGTTTGAGCAACCGATGTAAATGAATCACCTAGAGCTTCTATCAGTTTTCCATCTTCTTCCCCTACAGGCAAAGACATTTCCTCAATATATGCACACATAATTGGATATAAGTCAGAATGAATAAGTCTGCTTGTTTTATCTAGTGTAACATTGTCTGATTGAAGTAATAAGTATTTTTGGCTATCGCCACAAAAAATTTTAATAAACATTTTATTTCCTTTCTGTCTATATGTTTATCTATCTTTCTATTTTTTTTGTTTTTTGTCTTGACAGGGTAGCTAAAAGGTGCTACCCTATCATTAACACCAAACGACTACTATTGTAAGTTGATTTTGTGAGAATGTCAAGTACATTTTGAAAATGTGGGAAACGGTAGTACCACTTCTTACCCCAGTTTGGTGCATCACAAAGAATCCTGATGAGTGTCTAAGTATGCTCATCTTTGCTAGGTAGATAGTATTGCTTAGCAAAGAAGTGGGGACCTCCCCGACCGCCAGAACTCTACTTCAGAGTTATTTCCAGTACAGATAAACATTACAGGCTGACCAGATGCTGTATCTAAAAGATACTATGTACTATACTATTATATCCCTTTTTTATACCAAATATCCTCCAAGGGATTTCTATACCCAAAAACAGCTCGTCTGTTTGCAGGGCTTGACATTCAATCTTACTTGCTATACAATACTGCTTGAAAGGCGCCGTCACGAACAGCATTTTCTAGAAGGAATAGATAACGCTAATGAAGGGGGCGCATTTCGGGGGGTGGGTTGAAAGAAAAACCGCCCCGAATAAATAAAAAAAAGACTATAAAAAACTAATAAAAACTACAATGGTTTAATTTTTTACTATATAAGGAACAGAAAGACAGAAAAAAAACAGATAGCGAAACAAGAAAAAACTAATCCAGAGAAAAAAAAGAAAATGGAAAACAAAAAGCAATCACACCACCGTCAGAACTATCTAATAGATTTTTGTATTGCTAGCCAGACAAGAAAAAGGGCGCTTGTGAATGCCATAGATACAAAAAACGCCTTGCGGATTGGATTGGCTAGATTGTGCAGGGCTTACCCATTGGAGAATATAACGCGCGCGCGTGTGGCGGGTGTTTATGAGAACGGGAAAAAACGAATCGGAAAACGAATCGGTGTGAATATGGACTTTGACCAATAATGGCGGGGCTTCTAGCCATTTTGGAAAATATAGTTTTTTCAAAAGTGGAAAAAATGGGCTTTTTTGAGTGTTAAAAAGTTAAAAAAAGGTTAATCAGGGCAAAAAAAGTTTGATTCAGTGGTCGGTTATATTATTATTTTATAATAATATAAAATTTTTTTCATTTTGGGGATTGACATATTTACTTTTTTCGGGTATAATGAGAACCAGCAAGACGGGAAAAGCCCACTTGCTAGAGAAAGTTAAAAAAACAATATAACGAAAGGAAACAAAATGACAATACACACAACAAGAAAAGAACTTGCGCGGAATTATGGCACAAACGGGCTTGCGGTTGGCTACTGCGATGCATACGCGCTTTTGAAATATACAAACAAAATTGCTTGCACAAGTGGTGTCTATGGGTGGAATTTTGACGCATACGACATTGACGGCGTTTTAATCTGCACGGGCTACCGCGGTATGATTGGAAAACAGCCCAAACACTTGGCAAAGTATGAAAAGAAAGCGCGCGCGATTGTTGATAATTGGGACTTGAAATGGGAACAAAAAGAGAAGAAAGTCGCAAAACTTTTGCGCGCTTGGATTAAAAAAGAATATCAAAAAACAAAATAGGAAAGGGGGATAAAATGAAAACTACAATTTTTTGGATTTTTTGCTTTTTTGGGTTGCTTTTTGTGTTTAGTTATTTTTCAAAGCAAATAAGCGATGCACAATATGAACAATGCGTAAGTGCTGGGATTCATAAAAATGAACAGTGCAGGCACTGGGCGTATGATGAGTAAAGGAAAGGGGGCGACCTTGCCCCCGCACCTTTCAAGGGTTTGATTCGTTGAACCTTTGAACGGTGGAAAACTACCGAACCGACCACGGGCGGAACCCGTGAAAAGACTGTAAAAGAAAGGAAAACAAAATGATAAATGATGAAATCGTGGAACAAATAACAGCCCGCCATTTTAAGCGGTTGGAAAGTAAATTGCTAGAATTAAACTTGCCACAATTGGCTTATATTGCCATTAGTAAAGAGTTTAGATTCTTGGAGCAGGACTTAAAGAAGGGACTTGCTTATCAGGGGAAAGACCTTGACGATTTTTTGAAACAATAAACAAATGAAGGGGGCAAAAATGTATATCATTTTGAGAAAAGGGCAGCCGTTATGCTGGGAGAAGTTTCCAACAATCTATGATGCAAAATTGTGGTGCTTGCATAATGGCTTTGCTTATTATAAAACAATAAATAAACTAGGCGACAAGATTGTTTTGCTATATCCTAGCATAATAATTGAAAAAATCGCTTGACAAAGGAGTAAAAATGAGTAAACATATTATTGTTGAAAGGACAAAGGACAATGACATATCAAGAATTATTTAATCAAACACTATCAAAAATGAGGTATGCTACCAGTGGAGCACTGGTTGACAACGAACCTTTAATGCGTGCTTTGGTAAAGATTATGTATGACTTTTCCGATGACTTAAAACGGAACAAAATTATTATTGAAAGGACAAATGACAATGGAATGGACAAAAATACCAACAACTTTAATAACTAAACGCTTTACCGATTATGAATTGGCAAGCATTGTGAAGTTTCAACTTGTTTGGGCTATAAATGAAGAACAGCCAGACAAACAAACCTGCCTCAGGTATATGACAAGCAAGCAGTATGAAACGGCTATGACATACCTTGACAGCGTGTCGGCAACGGTCGGTGACGAGGTGTCATCTGTAATAAAGAAACGTAATGCAGAAAAAATAAGATATAATAAAAACAAGGACTTATCAAAAATTCTGCAAGCAGACAGCAAGCAGACTGCTGACAGTCTGTCGGAGCAGATAAGATTAGATAAGATAAGAGAAGATAATATACCCCCCGTATCTAAAGATACTGCCCCCCAAAGGGTGACACGATTTCAAAAACCAACTTTGGAAGAGGTCAAAGCATACTGCCAAGAAAGAAATAACTTTGTTGATGCAGAAAAGTGGTTTGATTATTATACAGCAAACGGGTGGAAAGTTGGAAAGAACTCAATGAAGGACTGGAAAGCAACAATAAGAACGTGGGAAAGAAACAATCCCGTGGTAGTGGGTGGGACAAAAACACTCACCAAAGCACAAGAAATTGAAGAACACAATCTAAAACACATCAAAGAATTGTTTGAAAGGAGAGCATAATGAACAGAACCAAGTTTGACGAAAGCATAACGGCTTTGCTTTATTTCAAAAACGTTCCAGTAAGTGAAACACACACAAGTTTTCTTTTCAATATGATGAAAGATGACTTTACTGATGATGAATTTCAAGAAATGTGTATGGACATCTGCAAATCCGAGGAATTGTATAACAAATACCCAGACCCAAAGTTGTTCTATGATAGAAAAAAAACGGCAAAAGAAACAATCTTGATTGAAGAAGGTTCTTTTTATCTTGATGATACTATGCCACAATATAGGGCAGTTATTGCAGACCTTGACCAAGATACAAGGGACAGGATTTGCAACGGCGTGTGGAAGTGGCTCATTGATAACAAGCGTGGCGAGTTGGTAAGCGAGCAATTTATCATTGAACGCTTGAAACAATTCCGACCGACACCGACAGAAGATGAGCCAATGACTTTAACCGAAATTAAAAAACTAATTACAGACCATAAGGGGGAATAAATGAAAGCAGGAACGAAAGTTGTATTTATTAAAAACAACAAACTAAAAGAAGGAGTTATTCTTCGGAACGAAAAAAACATAGTAGTAGTTAAATCAAAAAACTGGCAATATATGGTAATTTACCGTCTTCTGCCATCACAAATAGCAAAAAAGGAGGAAAAATGATTGAGTTTATTCTACACTGCGAACCACCAAAACACACCGCACAAGGTAGCAGTATGATTCTGAAAAGCAAAAAGACTGGAAAATTCTTTATTGGAAAGAAATCCAATTCAAAGGCGACACAAACAAAGCAGGAGTTGTTGGCTCTGTTATATCAGCACGCCCCCCAAACGCCCCTGCAAGGTGCCTTAAAACTTGAAATACGATGGGTTTATTCGTGGAGGAAATCCGAAACAAAGAAAAATCGTGCAAAAGGGGAGATGTGGTGCCAAACAAAAAGCGACTGCGACAACCTGTGCAAAATGTTTAATGACTGCTTGACAAGATTGGCTTTCTGGAACGATGATGCCCAAGTTGCATCGCTGCACTTTGAAAAACTTTACGCCGACAACCCAAGAATTGAAGTAAAAATTACAGAACTTAGTTAATAAATGGTTAAGAAAGTAGAAAAAAGATAAAAAAATGAAAAATTATTATTTTTTTTCTTGACATATAGCGAAAAAAGGTGTATAGTGATTATGTTAAAGACGAAAGATTGTATGGGTGCGAGGAAATCTAAATCCCACTCCGTAGTTGGAAACCGAGTAGCTTCCCGTAAGGAAGTGTCTGGCGGACAAGCCCGTGAAAAAGTCAAAGAACAAAAAGTAAAACAAATTAACAAAGGAGAAAGTAAAATGAGTATATTTGAAGAAATGAATAAATTAAATGACCACTTTTTTAATGAAAGTGATAAAATTATTGATAAGTATAAATATTCCAAAGAAGAAAAAGACGAATTGCAAAGAGATGTAGAACAAGAAAAAATCTTGGAAGCAAAAGATATTAAAGAAGAACAAGACCTCTCTATGTTCAAATCTCACTGGGTTGGTGGTCAAAGAGTTATTGACTTAACCAGCGTTGATGAAGATTACAGAGAATACGAATCATTTGACCGCGGGCAAGACATTGAACGCCAACAAATCTATGGCGATAAGGCTTGGAGCACAAAGTTTTAATTGTTTAGCAAAGGAGTATATAAAATGGAAAAGATTAGAAAATTAAAAGCAAGTGAAATTGAGGTAAAGGTTAAACAAGTAGGAGCCAAAGGAGCCGTCTTGTTGCTTTACAAAACAGCTCGTGTTGATATGGCTATCTTGGATGAAACCTATGGTGCTATGAACTGGCAATCCGATTACAAAGTTGTAAAGGACAACCTGTATTGTGGCATTGGTGTTCGCAATAAGGACACAGAAAACTTTGTGTGGAAATGGGACTGTGGCATTGAGAGCCGTGAAGATGATGAAGGCAACCAAAAGAAAGGCGAAGCATCAGATGCTTTCAAACGTGCAGGATTTAAGTGGGGTATTGGTGTTGAACTCTACACCGCACCATTTACCTTTGCCAAAGTTGAAACAGAAGAAAAAAATGGCAAGTATTACCTGAAAGATAAATTCCAAAAATTCTTTGTGCAAGGTATTTGGTATGACAAAGATGAAATTGGAGCCCTTGTTATCGTTGACCAAAACGGAAGCATCGTGTTTCAATGGAAGAAAGCAGGATTTACACCAACAAAAGAAAACAAAGGAGAATAACAATGACAGAAGAAAAACAACAACCTATTATTAAAAACTGGAATAACGGTTCTACCGTGTCCGTGTGGGAAAACAAGAAAGGCGAAGGAGATGTGTATTACAGCGTGTCCATCCTACACAAATACAAGAAAGGAGAAGAAGTTGTAAAAGAAACGTTACACATTTTCCCTGATGACTTGCTGATGCTGGCAGAGTTGTGCCGTGTAACTTACAATGATTTGTGGGCTTACAGATACAAGAAAGACCCAGCAAAGAAAGATGAAATGAAACCAGAGGACGAAATCCCTTGGTAACTAGGAGCTTTGGTGTAGGCTAGGGCATCTCCCTACACCATTCCTCCCCCCTTAACCAGTAAGATGCCCACCATAACAAAGGAGGTAATTATGACACAAAAAGAATTAGTAAAAGAATACTTAGAAAGATATGGGAGCATTACAACTTGGCAAGCATATAAGGATTTAGCAATTATGGACTTACAAGGTGTGATTCGTGACTTAATAAATAAGGGTATGGACATACAAAAAAGGACTTTATACAGACGAAACAGGTTTGGAAAGAGAATTAAATACAAAAAGTATTTTATTAAAAATGAAAGTTTTTTTAGAAGATTAACTTCTGCTATATTTAATTGAAAGGAAACAAATGACAGAATTAAACGCACTAATTAAGAAAAGAAAACAACTTGGTATGACGAGAGCTCTTTTGAAACGCCTAACTGGCTACTCAAAAGAGTGGCTCGTTCAAGTGGAGAACGCAGGCGAACGTAGAGTTAGCCCTGAGTTTATTGAAAAGTATCGTAACGCTGTAGAACGTTATGAGAGAATGTTAAAAGGAGAATAAAATGATTAGCACATGGGATGGAGGTATTACTGTTGACTACTCATACTACGATTCAGAATATGATGAGAATTATTCAGACTCAAAAGTTATAACAGCAAACAGAACACCCGACCAAATGCTGCAGATTATGGAGGCATTAAGATGATGAATTTAAAAGAATTATATGTTGATGCTGACAATAATACACCACTAGAGGAGCTTGTGGATGGATTAAAAGCAATTCAAGAAAAGTTTCCAATTCCATTGAGATTGTGTGCTTATGTAGAAATAGTTGTTGAACCAATACCAAAATGGGAACAAAAGGAGGCAGACAATGACTGAAACATTTACTGAAATTGATTTTTTTTGTGTGCTTGTATTTTCAATTATTGTTTGGTTAATAGGTTTTGGAATGGGGAGGATGAGTAATGACTAAACAGATAACGATTTATGATTTATTACCACTATTGAAAAAGGGTTGGGTGGCTTATGATGATTCTGGTTGGGCTTGGTTTAGCGAAAGACCAGTTTTTGTGTCAGACGAGGATGAAGACAGATGGTATATTGGTGTTGATGGCGGACACGCCTGCAATTTGTCAGCAGAGGGTTGTCCATTTAATATAAAGCCATTTGATAAAGCGTGGCGTGATTCACTAATCAATGTTGAACATAAGGAGGAAGAATGAAATTGATACGGTGGGATTATGTATTAGCTGGTATGATTGGTGCTTTTATTGCGTTATGGTTGAAAGGGTGTTTATAGACATAAGGAGGAAGAATGAGCTTTTATGATGGGAAAATTGAACCACTTGCAACACCAACAAAGACACTACCTAAACAATATAGTCCAACAAGAGAGGAGATATTGAAGGTACTTGGTGCTGTTTCAGAAATAGAATACAATAAAATGTGTCGTGGTTTGGATGAAAAGAAAAAAGACATAAACGAGTTGGTGCAAAAAATACACATACTCAATGAACAGAACACGAAAAATTATAATGAACTTTGTGAAGAAATCAAGAAAAGTAATCGTCTTGAAAAGCAACTCGCCATAGCCACAAAGGCGTTGAAAGATATTCAGAAACATACAAAAGAACTTTCCTTGCCATCATATACTGGAATGGTTTGCGATAAGGCATTAAAAGAAATTGAGGAGGTAAAATAATATGGGATTAGATTTCAGAAACAGTGACGCACATTGGGGGTATGCTGGTTTTTATTATTTTCGGAAACATCTTGCAAAATTAGATGGTTATGATTTGGACGAATTATATGAGTTTTATGATAAGGGATATATGCCTAGAACACCAATGTTACCTTTTTATTTACATCCAGATAATCAAGGAAAAATGGATTGGTGGGTTCTTAAAGCTATTTTTCCAAGGTTTTGTGAACTTATGAAAAAAATGTTAAAGGACACAGATGCCTGTGATTGTGATAAAGATAATGGAATGAAGCTATTAAAAACGATAGCAGAGTGTATTAAAAACAAGAAACCATTGATATTTGAATAGGAGGTAAAATGAAAAAGGCAGACACAACAAGAAAGTATGTCACAACAAAGAAGTATAACAAGTTGGTTGACGAGATAGAACGCTTGCAGGAACAACTTACCGAAGCTAATGAGGTTATTGAAAGCCTTAGGACATACGATTTTACAGTAGATGATGAAAATGCAGAATATTATCAAGTGAAATGGAATGTTGAAGCGAAACGATTTTATAAAAACAGAAAGTGGGGTGTGAAATAATCATCTGTCAATTCTGCCCATTAGTTTTGCACCACATTTGGCAGTGGCACGTTCCGTTTTTCTCAATATCAGACTTGCACAACGGACTTATGCAATATCTGTCCTTATTCTCCCTGTCGCAAGGGCAACCTATCGTTAAACCAAACCGTTCCTTTGCCTTGACTATCTTTTCAAAGAACTCTGTCGGCTCTAATCCATTACTTTTCCCAAGCCTTAACAACTTTTCTTTTATACTATCTTGTTCTTCCCACATCTTTCACACCATCCATAATAAAGCCCAGTCTTGTATCCTCTTCTCCAATTCTTGTATTTATGCCCAAGCAAAAAACAAAGTAGTTTTCTCATTGTTTCTCCTCATCTTGAAACCCTACCCATCATTCCTGCTACCATCATCTGCCACTTCTCGCAACGCTTTTTAAACTCAGGGTCTTTGCTGAACTTTGCCCATTTGCCATATTTAACAAACTGACGAGCCAAGTGCATTTGGCAACAGGTATTGTCAAGACCTTTTTCCCTAGCTCTTGCTTCTGCCTCTGGAAAGTTTGGTAGAACAGGCTGTTCCATTTTCACCTACTTTTTGCTGTTAGCTAGTTGACGCAACTGTTCAATGATTTGGTCGGCTTCTCCACGAAGATTTTCCATCTGCTCGTTGATTAAACGCAAGTGTTCTTCCTTTTCTTCAATCACTTCCTCTAATGGGCGTACGATTGTTTCAACCACTTCATTATTTTCGTTTAGTTCCATCTTTTTCTCCTTTCATTAAAAACTTGTTAATGCACACTTTTTCCAAGTGTCTGTTGCTACACACACATATATTGCATCGGAGCAAATTCGTATTTCTCCAGTTGTTCCTGTATCTGTTGAACTAGATGGGGCTGTGTTTAATGCCTTGACTCTTAATGATTGAACACGCACATCAGCATTTAAATATAGCCACTGATTTTGTGCATTTGACGCAATATACATCTGACCGTAAATAATAGAGCTGTCTGCCACAGCGTCAGGACCTGATTTACTATAAGCATCTATAACAAGACGACCCGATGGGTTTTGGAACACACGACCAGCATCACAACCTAAAAATACATTATATGAACCACCCTGCAAACTATTCCCTGCGTAGTTCCCAACACAAACGTTGTTGCTTCCTGTTGAAATGTTCTCACACGTTCTGTTCCCAACAGCCACGTTGTTTGAGCTAGACGACATATTAGCCATACTTAATGTGCCAATAGTCACATTATTAGAACCACTTCCAGAAGAACCAGAAGTTGACACTCCAGCATTATATCCTATGACAACATTGTAGTTTCCTGTGCAGTATCTTCGTGTTTGATGTCCAACAGAAACGTTGCCATTGCCACCTTTTGCGTTTGAATAGTTCCCAACAGCAACGTTGTAATTTAATGATGAACCAGTATAAAGTGCTTGATACCCAATAGCTATGTTGTCTGTTCCACTCCATCCAGACATAGCATAAGAGCCAAGGGCTGTACAACGAGAAACAGAGCCAGATGTCGCACGCATACAGGTTTGTCCAACAGCTACGTTATCGTTTCCTTTTCCAGCAACGTGTGTATTACTCTCACAAATATTTGCACCCAAATACACACTTCTTCCACCTGTGTGATTTTGATTCCACACATTCTTTCCAAGCGTACATATTTTATAATCTAGGTTTATATATCGACCACCAGCATAATTGCCACATAGAATTGATGTTGTGTTCGGTCTAAAATATGCAGATTTTGTTTGATCTAATGCACTATCAGCCCTTGAATCAACGTGTTGAGTATTGGTATTGTTGTTGATTGTCGCTTCAAGATACATACTATATTGTCCGCTTGAAACGGTTGAACGATATACTTTACGAGCAATAACACGATAGTCAGTTGAAACAGGAATTGTTAATTTTACCTGTTGATTGCCAGATGTAGTTGTTACAGCAACGCCAGCAGGAGCAGACGTTTCTCCGACAGCCGTCACAAACGTCACCGTATAATAATATGTACCAACTTCAAGACCACTCCCTGATTGAGCCACACCAGAAATATCAGCTGCCGCTGGAACAGGCACTTCTGTCACAACAAATCCATTGTCAGAACTTACTAACTTTGTTATTCCCTTTCCTTGAACGTGCAACCGACCAAGTTCAACTTCTGCATCATTATCTAAATCAGCAACTCCCTCCGTTACAATACTTGTTCCATTTACTTTAACATCCTTTACATATCCAGATAAATCAACTTCTGTTGTGCCAAGTTTTTCAAAGGCATAACTTTTGTCATCCTGTATAGCCCAAATATATTCATCATAAATGTTTTTTGTTTCTGGGTCATCTACTGGCACCAAATACAATACATACGGTTCACCAGTTGCTGGCAACACATCAACACGTCTTAATTGAATGTTGTGAATCTCTGGTTTATTCTTAATATAATCAGGCGAATGCTTGTCTGTTTGGTTCCAGTCAGATTGAGCTGTTACACCACCACGACCACCGCCAGCACCAAACCCCCATCCCTTTGCTTCTGCAGGCAATTTAATTGGGTCTGGGTTTTTCTTTCCTCCATCATTCTTGAATACAAGCGTGTTTGTTTTCTTGTCATATTCTATCCAAAAAGAGATACCATCTTTCCCATCAACGCCATCTCGTCCATCCTTGCCATCACGTCCGTCTTTGCCATTAAACCCATTTACACCATCTTTCCCAGGCAAACCTTCTGGTCCGCGTTGACCATCAATGCCATCTTTCCCGTTTTTCCCCTCAACAACAATAATTGGGTCAACTAAAACTTTTTGTTCGCTTGCCCCTATTTTAATTGTATTCCCTTGCCCAATAACTTTTACCATTACAAATCCTTTTCAGCAACTGTTATTGTTTGATATAAAAGCGTATCTTTTTCTCCGTCATATTCTAAATCAACAAAATATCTATGTGTCCCAACACCTATATGTTCAATGTTTTCTTTAGATAGTTTAACGAGGACATCAGACTTTCCATCTATATTAAATTCTTTTATTACTTCAGTATCTCCACAAAAAACAACAGAGAGCTTTCCAGCAACTTTTGGTAGCTCTTTTATTGTAAAATATCCACTGTTATCTGACAGCGTATAAAGATTTCCTTGTCCATCTGCTCTAATCATTTGCACCTCGCTACTGGGCTAGGGCGTAAGGAAAAGGATGAAAACCTTATAGCCATTATTCGCCCAAACTTATTCGTGGCTCGCCCCATCTTCCTACTACTTTCCCTTTTTAGCTAATTTAGCCAGTTTCTCTTTATTGCTTGGAGTATTCACAATAGAAATATAATCTAATACTTTCAATGCTTTACCCCATAAACCGTCATCTTTTTGTGTCGGCGTGGCTTTAATTACCAACGAAGATGTTGTAACAGCAACACCAAACCACTTAAAGATTCCATCCCAATTATCTACAATCCAAGTTAAAATAGTTTCCATAGTCTATCCTTTCAATTCAAAATGAGGCTTATCAACCAATTTTTTGAAACTACCGCCCCAAGTAATTTCAAAACCCAATTTCCCTGCACACCACATAGCATTGAGTGCCATCTCTTGCCACTTCCTATCATTCGGGTCCCAGTCCTTTGGAATAGGATATGGACAAATGTCAATGGCTTGGCTAGGAAATACATTATGTTTGCTTTGTCCAAACTTGGCTTTACTCTTTCCATTTACAAAAGCCCAGTTTTGGTCGTCTTCACTTCTATATCCATCTGTAATTGTGAGGTCAAATTCAGAACGGGCAAGCATCATATTAGCCATATCCTGCAATCTCTTATCGCAGGTAGCAAGCAAGTCCGTTGATTTCTTTCCCCACTTATATTTCATTTTATTTTATTTTCCAATAGTTGTTCAAGTTTTGTTTTAATAAATCTGTTTGCAAAATCATACAATGGTCGTGAGCATAGTATTACTAATCCAACAAATCCTGACCTTGTAGCACCATCATTTATCCAAAGTCCAAGTAATAAGTAAAAACTCCACCCCATTGAAAAGCCAAGAACTGCATCAATAAAAAATTGAACAAAGTTCTTAAATCTAACGATTGCAGATATTATCGCCATCATAACTAAAAATCCTATAATTTTTAAGTCATCTATCATCCTCAAGCCTTTTTTCATTTGCCCTCCTTTCAATAGTAAAGAGGACTATCCTATCCTGTATAATATGATAGCCCTCTTTTTATTTGTTGTCAACAAAAAAGTTTAATACACTTCTTCTGACTTCTCAGAATAATAGTGGTGTGCCTTAGCAATTCCTTTTTCTGTCATCGCCAAGTCTTTCATTATGTCGGCTAATTCACCCATTTCACATAATGTCCACGCACTCTTTTCTCTAGCCATCTTTTCAATCTTGTCCATCATCATACGGACTCCAGAGTGAAAATCATCATAGAGCTTTTTACGTTCTTCTGTTGTCATTAGTCACCTTCCGTTTTCTTAAAGTTTCCACCAAACAATAAAAGACCTAACAACAAGCCAAACAATATACCAATATGTTCAGGACCAACATTAGTTTCTTTTTTCTTTGTCATTATTCACCTTCCGTTTCAGTTTGTGCATTTTCTGCACTATCTGGCTCACTAGCGTTTTGCGCAATAAAAGGTGTTGCAGGAACAGCATCACATACGTTTAATAATGTGACGTGTGAATCAGTGCCAACTGTCACATAGCGACCCTTATACAACGTTCTTGTTCTTAACCTATCAGACGTTATAGGATAACCCCACCTGTCAATAATAGGCACAGCAGTCCCGTTAATCGTGACGGTATAAGCCACAGGAACGCCAGTGATTACACTATCAGGGCATATCGTTAACACCAAACAAAACTTATCAAAGTTGCCCACATTGTTTGGATTTGTTACTGTCAACAAGCCAGCTGCACTTAAGCCAGTTGTCTTGTGAAGATTTGCACAGCAATTACAATTCATAGTCTTTTCTCCTAGAATAAAAGGGTGGGTGTTACCCCACCCAGTTGATTACACGCCGCAACCACAACCACATCCACCACAGAATGGGGAAGGACCAGCATTGTAGCTGAAAGTTGTTGGATAACGCACAACGTTTCCTGTTGCTTGAGCCAATTCAAGAGCCTGAACTTTGCTTTGCAAAGCCTCAATCTTATTTTGAGCCATAGCATCCAAAATCTTCTGCGTTTGTCCAATCGTCACAGCGTTGATGTCGTTTGTATTCTTCAACGCATCATAGCGATTTTGTGCAGATGTTTCTTGAATCAACATCTTTGTGTCACAGCAACAAGCGTTTTGATTCGCCAAAACTTGTGCTACTTGACCAGAAACACCATAGATATCTCTTGTCAATTCACTATACTTGTCACCCACAACTGATGCTAAATCGTGATATACTTGGTTTGTAGCACCTAATATTTCACGTTGGTTAGCCATAGAGTTTTGGTTGTCAAAGCCACGTTGCACTTCATTGGAAGTGGCATATTGAGGTCCACCGAATCCAGGACCAAATCCACCGCCGAAGCCAAAGCCACGACCACCACCCATAAGGACAAACAATAACAAGATAGAAATCCAACTCATTTCTCCATTTGCACCGTTGCCCATTAAAGCCCCAATATCGGCGAGGCTATATCCGTTCATTCCTTCTGCCATTTTAATTCTCCTTTCTTAGCAAAAAGTTAAACACTCAACCCTTTCGGGGAATATCAGCCTTTATTGGCGAGCCTTAAGCCCAAGGATTCCAAATCTCCTTGGCTTAAAATCTTTTGATTCAAATCAATCTTTTGAGACTTTGCAAAATTACAAACCGTTTCCCATTGTTGCTGTGGTGTTTTCCCCTGCAACATTTGTCTGGCTTGTTGCATCTCTGGTAATTGTTCCAACTGTCCCATTACCATTTTCTGCATCATTGTTTGAATTATGTTTGGCATTGTCAAGTCTCCTTTCTATAATGTTTATCTTTTCAAGTATTGTTTCGTACTCAGATTTTTGCTTTTTATCTGTAGCAAGTTCGTACGTTTCCACAGAGATTAAACCATCATTGGTTAGTTGTTTAATGTAAATCTCTTTGGATTTTTTATTGAATCCAACGTAGAGTACATTAAGAGCAGGTTTAATTCCGTCTAGCTCTTGTGCATTTTCTACTGTATAAAATTGAGCACTTTTCTGTACTTGTTGGATACTCTGTATGGGCATAGACGCCATTTGTGGCATCATTTGTTGCCCAAAATAATTGTATGGATAATTCATATACTCTCCTTTCTGCTTACTAGGGCGAGCTTTTTAGCATTGATAGCACTCGCCCCAGCGTTTTACAAAGAGCAAGCAGTTAAAACGCCCTTTGCTTATAAACAATTTAGCAAAAGGCTCGTATAATTGTTATGGTATAAATTATGATTAAATTTCTACAAGTTTATCAATAACTTGTTTGTGCAACCTGAACACATACCGCACGTCAACATTCATATCAATGGCGATTGTTTCAAACTTTGTGCGTTCCAAATAACGTTTAGACATTACAAGCTGTTCACGCTTGTTGTCGCAAACTTCATACATTAGTTGGTCAAAAAATAGTGGATATTTCTTTGCTATCTTTTTCAGATAGTGATGAGTTAGCCAAAAGCGTACGGCACTATCCCTCATTATCTTCTTCATCACGTTCCTTTAAGTACATCATCGCTTCTTTTAACGACTTAAACTTTTTTTGTGCAATAGGTCCACGAGGGCTTTTAATCGCCATCGCCAGGTTCTTTGGTGCTCCACCGTGCGACTTTGGATATGTAATACTAATTGATTGAAACTGTGCCACCTGCTACTCCTTGTTTTCCATAATCACCATCTTGTAATTGCGTAGCAATAACGCCACCGCTTTCAAAAGATTTCCATATATAAACACCAAACAATATGCAAACCGCCAAGAACGAAACTATGGCATATAGGGAAAACCACATTTCAAAGGAGGCTTTGTCTTGGCGGAACTCGTTAACAGCTTTCATTTTGATTTCCTTTTCTGTGAGTAAGCAATAGCAGCGGCTTGCTTTTGTGGATAGCCGTGTTGCACCAATTCCTTAATGTTGCGTGCCACAACCTTCTTACTTCGTCCTTTCTTTAATGGCATTAGCCCTCCACATAAGGCAATTCTTCACGAATCTTGTCTTTGCTTGCCAGCCAATCTTGTTTCAACTGTTCGGCTGTTTCTTCTCCACGAGCCAACGCTTCGTCATAGTCAAGACGTAATGGGTCAGATTCTACCACATACCGAGCTTGCCTTTGTTGACGGATTTTTTCGTTCTGATAATCTACAGGAACATCTTGCTTTAAGATATACTCTCCATTGACTTGTTCATAATCAGAAACAGTATGTTCTGTATCTTCTACAACACTATCTTTAACCATAAACTTGAACTCGCTATCCGTATCGCTGATAGCTATAATCTTGTTATCTTTAAACGCTTTAAACATTATACTTCTCCTTCCGCATAGATAAATCTAAATAACTTATCTTGAGTATCTATTGAACCATAAGTTACTATTATAACATCATTCTCTTTAACAGGTAATATTCTTTGTTCTGTAATATTTGCAGAAATAAAACCGCCAACAACAAATCCTGTAGTATAATTCCTGAGGTAACTATATGAGGCTGCTGTGTTATGTAATGACAAAAATAGCCATCCATTTGCAGGTGCTGTGTATGTTGTTCCACTAGCACCAAGGGTAAGGTCGTCATAAGTGCTAGATGGCATAGCAAAACCAGCTATTGTTTTCTTATCATTCCAATCTAATGAACGAAATACAGTTTTTGGATTCCAGTTTGATATTACGCCATTTGTTACATCAAATTTTGCAAAAGGAAAAAACTTGTTATCTATAACACCATTAAATTTGTAATAGTTTTCTTTTTCATCATAATACCAAGTACCAGAATACTTGAATAGCATATAATCAAGATAATTATCAGGATAAACCAACGCACCATAGAAACATTTATCGTTTTGATTACTTGCAAATGTATATGTTAAAACATTTGTTATTTCAAAAGGCGTGCTTTTTAATGTGCCATCGTCATTTCTACCGTTTGGAATTAACCCTTTAACTCCAGGCAAAGCAAATTCGGTAGAGCCAATATAACCAAAACCATTAAAGACTTTGTTTGTTGAGGTAACTCCAACCCCGTTTGTAATTGTAAAAATACCCAAAATAAAACTACCATTACTTTCCCAAGTAGAACCAGAATCCTTTGTTCTTTTTATTAAATTATTGGTTGTATCATACCATAACCACTGAGTGCTAGAAGGAGATGTTGAACCTCCGCTACTCGTGAGGTCTGAAAACACGGCAGACATTGTGCCATCTGTATTATTATAATACAAAACCCTTTCTCCAGTATCCCAGGAAGATACATCTCCAAGTGATACATCGCTTTCTATTATAATAGCATCAAACTTAGGAGTAGTACCGTCTTGTTCAAATCCATTCGGCACATACACCTTTGAACCAGCCTTTAAAGTAAGCGTACCACTGTTTAATTCAAGTTTAATATCTTGTGGAATTTCAGTTATGCAGTTTGTAATATGTGTTTGATTAATCTTATCATTGGCATATTGAGCAGAAAGTTCTGCACTAGCAGCAGCGTTTGCTGCCTGTGTTGGAGCATCTTGAATAGCAGCCATATTGGTTGCACAATCATTAACATCACTCATATTTGTTGCAACGTTAGAAATATCTGTCGCGTTTCCAGCAACCGTAGATACATCACTGGAAATACCAGCAACTGTGTTAATATTGCTTTCATTACCTGCAACGGCATCAATGTTTGTAGCATTACCAGCAACAGCATCTACATTTGCTTTATCATTTGCCACAATATCAATATTATCAGCAGACTCATACAAGCGTTCAACCTTTGGCAAGATTTCTTCTGGGTTAGATTCGCTCGTTGGGTCAACCTTAACACAACGGGACAACGCTTCTTGAACTTGTTGAGCAAATGCCGTTTGTCTATCGAACTCATCATTAAGATTCTTTGGACGGAATGTACCACCTTCTTGGAAGTCTGTTACACGTTCAATAGGAACGTTCCGCAATAATGTAATAATATCACCATTTTCTGGGGCTGTATCAAATACAACATTACCACCTTCTGTCTGACCTGCACCTGTTACAGTATATCCAGTTTCAATGATTTCATCACCAACATAAACCACCATATCTGTATCATCAAAGATAGCAAAAGCGTATGGGAAAGATGTAGTACTGCCATCCCCAACATACTGGACCCTTGGTGTTACTGCATTTATCTTAATGTGTGTATCTGCCATTTTATTCTCCTCTTAACATATCCATATATGGATTGAAGTTTAGTGATGGAACGGGCGAACTCGCCTTCTCCTTTAATTTTAACCTAATTGCAGTGCTATTGTCAATAAGTTTTTTCTTTGCCTCATTCTTTAGCTCATTATATCTTCCTCTAAGCGCCTTTGTTTTGGAAAGCTCTGGCAAGGATTTATAGTTTTTGGAGTTTATAAAGTCCTTCATCTTGCCATATGTTCCAATTTCTTCCATATACTCAAGCCACTTGTTTTGTTCTTCTTTTGAAATTTGAATGCTAACACCATCAGCCTCAAGTGTTGTGCCAGGAATTTCAACAAAAGCATTTCTATCAAGCATTTCTATAGTTACTGGGTCATCAGCTGCTTGAGTTGTTACAAGTCCAACCCAAGAAACAGTTTGCGCTTTCATAGGAACGCCATATAAATCACGCCGCAAATGATTACCACCAGTCCAGTTCATAGAAACCCTATCCATCCAATCATATGCTGTTTTTCTGTATTCTGCATCATTCAACCCCAAAATTTGTTGTGTTTCAGAGATAATCCTTGGACCAGCAGCAAGAGAACGTACAACATTCTTTAATCCAAGAACATCGCCACGTTCGGCGTTATCCAAAATTCCACCTATAAATGTTGAACCCCAGAACATATCTCCAAGCAATGTTCCAACATTCATAGCCACGTCTTCAAAATCATATTCTTCGTGGTCTTCTGCGTAATCTGCGGCTCTAATATATGTGTCTGTTAAATCAAGAGCAAACCGTATTGCAGGACCAGCAGGACCAGCCAAATCGGTTAAAGAATAATACTTGTCGCCAATTCTTGCAGAATATTCCTTTGCCCCAACAGACATAAGCATTTCTCTTTCCGACCTATTCTTTGGCATTGGACCAACAATAGAACCAGTATAAAGACCATATCCAGCAGCGCCCTGTATCGCTAATCCGTTTATTAATCTTGCCATAGCCATCTGTGATTCTCTGCCACCACGACTCATAGCTTGTCTAAATCCAGCAGAGAACGGAGTGTACAGGCTTCTTTCCTTCAAGAATCGTTCCACGCCGATTGTTAAACCAGTCTTTTGGAATGGAGCAATAATTCTTAATGGAATGCTAAATGATGGGTGCCTTTGTATTGTTCTATAAACATCGCCCATAGCTCCAGTCAATCCATCACGGAATACAGTCTTCGTGCTGCTATTTGCTGCACGCTTCATTATGGCTTGAATCCGCATCTCATCCGTTAACCCATTTGCAAACTCAAATACTTTTTGTGGGTCAGTTACTGCATACTGTTCCGTCATACGCAAATATCTTTGCATTTCTTTTGTCGCATCTTCTGGCTTTATTTGACCAAGGCGAACTTGTCTGCGAACCATACTTGCAACATTTGTTTTAACGTCTGCATTATGAAACATAGCGTGTAATACATCGTCTTTTGCTTCAGCCACATATATTCCAGCGTGATTCAAAACGCCATTTATGGTTTTGGATATTTGACCATTACCAGGAACAACTTTTGTTGCAACCTGTTTTGTTGGGTTATATTTTGACAAGCCCTCACCAACTTGTTGCATATGGCGAGCAACGGGACTCAATTCATTCTCTGCAAGTTTTCCAGTAAATTTTCTGTACTGATATTTTAGAGCATCTTGAACAAACGAAGCCATTCCAGTTACATTGTCGGCAATTTCTTTCAATTCAACATAATCAACATCGCCCATTGTTAAGCGTTGTTTTGCGGCATCAATATCTCCCTTTGTGAAAAGACGTTTTAATTTTTTTCCACCACGTTCAAGAGCGGAAATGCCAGCTCCAGTTGCTGTATCCGCAAGCTCAAGGACTCTGTGCATAGTTGTTGAAGAAATATCTTTAATTTGAGTAACGCCAGAAGAAAGCATAATGTTTTGGCGAACATACGCAACCTTTGCAAAGAAATCAGAAACCTTACCTTTGCGAACGAAGTTATCTGCAATCCCAAAAAAGTTCTCAAAATCTTGCTGGCTTTTGAGTGACTGCATAGCATTTAACAGATTGTCATAATCCAACTTATCTGCATTCTCATAAATATAATCTCTTAATTTATTTATACGTCTTGCTGTTTGACTTTTTGAAACCTCAGCACCAGCCTGCATAGCGCCAGAAACAGATTCTATTGTGTTCTTTCTATCCTCAAATAACTTTAACACATTTTCTTTTACCCAGTTGTTTTTATCTGCTTCATTCATTTCACGTGCACCAAACTTTTTGGCAACGTCTGCAGCCTTCTCTGCAATTTCAGCTTCATTAGCCGCTTCCTTTTTGATATTATAAACAACATTTTCAAATTGCTTTTTGTTTAACTTCTTAAGGTCAGCCTGTGAAATTCTTTCAACATATTCAGCTGTTGGTTCTTCGGCAATATCTATCATTACTTTTTTTACAATATTTTCTTTTTCCTTTTGGCTCAGACCTTTTACTGTTTTTGTTGCCTCATCAAAAACAACAGTTTCAATTCCTTTTTCTAACTCTTTTTGCGCCACCTCTTTTGCATCGCTTTTCAAAGCCTCTGCAACAACTGGCGCAACCTTTTTTTCTGTTGTTTCAACAACTTCTTCTGCGGCTTTTTGCGCAGCTTTACCTTTAATAATTCCTTTTCCAGCCTTACTGAAAATTTTTGCGCTCCCAACAACGGCGCCCATGGCTAATTGGAACACTCCACCATCAACAGAATTTTTTAATTTTTTAGCCCAAAAACTATCTTCTGGATTCTTAACAAGAGCATCTGTATAAGTAATTCCCATTGTGTTTAACAACTCAGACATATTTGCTTCATTTTCACTAAACGCAACCACATCTGATGCCATACCTTGCAATAAACCGAAAATACCTGTTAAAACTTTTTTGCCATATGCGTTTTTAACAAGACCCTTTGTAGCGGCTGCAACACCCTTTAATCTAGTTGCATATGCAACGCCGCCAGTAAGATAGGAACCAGCGGCAAATTGCGCAATAGGTTTAGCCGCCATACCAACATAACTTCTTGCTTCTGAAGAATCTCCATAATCAAGAGGATTACCACGAATCTTTTCTTCTTCTGTTAGCTCAATGTCTTGACCAGCAACAAGTTCAGCAACTTTTGTTCCAGCCCAAAAACCAATCTTTGATAAACTTCTCCAAACCTCATAACCAGCATAAGACAATTGTTCAAGCAAATCTTTCATCTCAAAGATTTGATTTGGTGTTGCTCCCTTTGAATTTGCAACATCATCAATAGTTTTTCCATCTAATCCAGTGCCAGTGTTTGAAATTGTTTCTGCCGCAACGTGAGAATAGTCAACAACTCTACGACCAGACTGTTGTTCATATTCATCCAGTTCATCTCTTTGATACCCATATTCATCCAGAACATTCTTTACTTCAACCGCATCATCATTTATATTTGTATCTTGTAATGGCTGTTGCATTTCAAGAGTGTTAAGCTGATATTTGTTTTCAGTAACATCGCTTTTATTTTCATCAACAATGGGAGAATCCTGAGCAACAGAATTATCAGCAACTTCTTCAGAGCCTGTTAAGTTTTTTTCCAACAGTTCTTCTGCCATATTATTCTCCTTTTCTTTGTTTGAACTTATCTATAGCAATATTTGTCTTGTTCTTGTTGTTTAATTCTTTATTTATTTTATCAAAAAGAGTGGAATAAATCAAATCTTTATTTGCTTCTTCATCAATATTTTTTGTTTTCAATTTTCTAGAAACGTCTGCAAGAGCAGAAGAATACATATCATTCACCCTATAATAGGGCAACCCAGTTTCCTCCATAAACCGTATATCTTTGGCTCTTTCTTCGTAATCCAATGTGTCACCAGGAAATGCTTTTGATATTTTAATTGCTTGTTCATATGCCTTTTCGTGGTCTTCGCTTGTTGCAACGTGGTCCAATGCTGCGAGATAATCTTGATATGCTGACCAAGCAACGTTATATGCTTCATTCTTTCCAAGATTATCATAATTAAACACGCTTTTCATTCTGGATTTAATTTGTTCGCCCTTGCTAGAATTTAACGCAGTATGCAAAGAATCATTTAGTGATTCTGTTTTGTCAATATATGTTTGCATAGGAATAAACCCAGCTTCCCACAAACCATAATAAAATGCTTTGTTTGCAGTTCCGTTTTGTTCAGCTTCAGACATTTGGAGCTTTACAGATGGACTAACTTCCCAAACTTTATCAAGGTCTTGAATCTTTTTAATTTGTTCTGGTGTTTTAGCCATCATTATCAAACGCTTTTTCTTTGCATCAAATTCCTTGCTACCCATTTTACCATCAATTTGTTGCTTCAAAAGATTTGTCATTTGTTCTTCTAGCGAATCCTCAAAATCACCATCAAGTTGTTTCTTCATACGAGCTTCTCTTGCCTCAAGCTCCGTATTTGCGTTTTCAATTTTAAGAACCGAATTCAATCTGTCTTCTGGCGTTGTATTCTTATCAAAGGCTGGTTCGCCTGTTTCGCCATCAATAAACTTTCTTCGCCACTCTAACTTTTGCTCAATAGTTAAATTTGGGTCACGTGAAATAGAACCATATTGCTTTATAATAAGGTTTCGTGTATAGTCTTCTGTTAGTTTTATTCCTTCAGACCTTGTTAATTTGCCAGAACTAACAGCACCATCAACATCACTTAAAAAATTTGCAAAAAGTGTTGCCTGTACTTCTTCTGGCGCATTTTCTCCAGCAATCTCTGCAACGTTCTTTGAAACAAAAACATTATGCACCGCTTGTGCATTTGCCTGAGCAACCTGTTCATCATTAAATGTTTCTGTTGCTTGCTTAACGTATGAGTTTTTTACATTTACTAAAGGCTCAACAGCTTTTTCGCTTACAGCCGATGGCATATCTTGAATAGCGCCATCAATATATGCGTTGCTTTCTAGCTCTAACTGAGCTGGATTGTCTTTGTTTCGTTCTGCAATATCAGCCAACCCAACAAAAGAATCGTTGTAGAAGCTGGTATTAAAGGCTTCTTGTGGAGCGACATCTGCTAATGTAGGTATATTTTTCGTGTTCAATATATCAGACATTATCCTGCCCTCCTTTTTTGATTTTTATTTGTTTCCTCTACCATACGTCTATACATTTGATAATATTCGTTTTCTTTTTTATTTTCCATTATAGATGACGTTATCCCCAAAATTTTCTTGCTAAAGTTTGCAAGGGATTGCGCAATAGATGCGTTTTGTTCTGCCTGGTAATCTCTCATACTCGGAACTTGCAAAGACTGAATTTGAGCATTAAAGCGAGGTATTGCCATTATTTCTTACCTCCCATTTGTGATTGCGCAAACATATTGGCAACATTACCAGTCCATTCCAAAGACGAATTAATAATAGCGCTTCCCATAGCAAGATGTGATGCTTTCTTTGCGGACCAAATATTAAAGTCATATGATTTTCGTGCAAGGTCGGTTTGCAAATTTTCAAATCGTTGCTCTCTATTTGCTTCGCTAATACTTGCAGCCTGTATCGCGCTGGCACTACCAACACCAGCAGATTGTCCACTCATAGCAAACATAGCGTTTTGGGCTGCAAGTGTTGTTTTTAATTTACGGAGTCTTTCTGCTTGAGCAATTGCCGCATTTGTTTCAACGGCTTTCTTTTGTGTTTCAAGTTGTGCTGCTTCAGTTTTTAATGCGTTACGTTGTTGGCGACCACTCAAATATGTGGCACCAGCTTGAGCTCCTGCACTTGCACCTAAAGCAATACCGATTGTTACTGGGTCACCCATTATTCTACTCCTACTTCAAATCCCACAAGATTAAACTTAGTCGGGAAATCTTGCGTAATTGTTACCTCTAATGTATCTCCATATCCTCCAGCATACACCTTTTTGAATCCAGTTTCAAGATTTAATTTATTATTCAGTGTATTTTCCCCAAATTCAATGTAATTGATTGTATGCTTTACACCGTTATAAAAGATACTAATTCCTAGTGTTTCAATTACTTTTGCATTGAAATACACCAAGCGTTTAATTTTACCAAACGAAATACCAGCATTACTCTGATATTCCAAACCAACTGTTGTAATTTCTGGAATATAAGCATAACCAACTTCTAACTTTGTAAAGCCGTCACCAGTTCCTAATACATCCTGCTGCACCCCTTCAAGTCCAGACACACCAGTCATCTCACCGTTTTCTACTGGATAATCGCCAGAATAGAACACATCGTCACCAATCACTGGCATATCATTACCTTCAAACACGCTAAGCCCAGTCCAAGTTGTTTCGTTTTGTGGTGCCGTTTTCTTAATTGCACAGTCTAATTGATACTCAGCATCAAAGCGTTCCAGGAACCGTTTTGTCACTCCTGCGACTTTTCTATCAGCCAAACAATATACTTCTTTGCCAACGCCACACAAACCAACATATTTCCCTTCTGTTTCACAGCGAGAAAATGCTCTTAGGTTTTGTTCACGTAACAAATTGAACAGCGTAATTGTTCCATCGGCATTTAACAAATATGCAAGGTTGTTTGGGTTTTTATCATAGCTTTGCCGAGTTGCCATCGCAAGCACGCCCTTAATCAGATGAGGCGCAAGAACTGACACGTTCTCAGCATTGTAGTTCCGCATATTGTCATCGTAGATAAAGGAACGCAATATGTGCCCACTCTTTTCGGCAAAAATCGTAACGCCATCTAAATCAATTGGCTCACAGGATGAGCCGTGTTTAGATGCACAAGACATATTAAATGTTTCTGGGGTAATCACACCAGAGCTCGTATAGTTCAAGAAGTGTTCTGTGTCGGTTGTAAAGGCAAGTAAAGTTTGGTTAAATTTCATAAACTTAATAGGGCTGAACGTATCAAGCACATACATAATACCTTCGTCAGCCAATCCAGTGCCGACATCAAAGTTCCAGTAATCATCAACATTAGAAGCCAAGATACATTGTGGGAAGTCACGAATACCACCCATATACAAACGACCCTTACCAAAGCATCCACAGGCAGGATAACCACGGGTTGCACTAAAGACTTGCTCATACCCCTTGTCAATTTCCCACTCATAACTTGGTACGGTGCTGCTATCTGGTGGTTCAACTTTCCATCTTGCCCACACAACTGTTGCAGAAGTATATTTATAAATCTCCAAAACGCCACCTTTATCAAGGTAAATCTTCTGACCAACCCAATCGGATGCTGCCACGCCAGACCCAAACGTAATCTTTGTGTTCCCTCGTGTAGATGTATATGTTAAATTAGAGTTTGGAGCCTGCGTTGTAATTGCTCCATAGGCATAATATGGAATATTCTTAAAAGTTAATGGAGAAATTGCCCAGCTTGAGTGCGAGTTACGAATCAATTTCTTAGGCACAAAGTCGTGGTGGAAAATTAAGAACACATCCCCAGACTGAGTATAATTCATTTCCTTAATCTGTTTTTCTGTAAATGTTTCGGCAACTGTTGTTACCAATGTGTCTGCTGCATAAATATCAATTCCCGTTGTCTTAAATGCTAGCAAATAGGTTTGTTCGCCGTTAAACATAAATCCAGCAATACGTTTAATGTCGTCATCCTGGGCAATTAACTTACTGCCCTCACGCTTGACAACGTTACCAGTCCAGTTCACATAAACATTTCGTGCGAGTTTTAACGATTTATTAAACAATTCTAGGTCAATACGAGAAGCAGCGTTCTCAGATATTTCGCCAGCACTCATCGTTGTTTGTATTACTTTTAATGGCATATTACCACCTCGCTACTGTAATCCAGAAAGAATCTTCTCCCCATTTTGGGTTTGGTCTATTTTGGCAATCCGCAATTCGTGCATTGATTAAATCACGTTGCGCCATATTAGAAAACAACTGATACTTTCCATTATCACCGAGTAACGATACAGCGAGTTTGGAAGCAATCTCAGAAATCAATGCCGTTTGAAAATACGGAGGCATTTCAGAAACATCAACAGCCTTTTGGCAGTCAATGGAAACCTTTGGGTTATTAGAATATAACTTGCCATTTACTAACTCAAAATCTTTTGAGCCATCCACTTTCTTAATACGGATAACATCTTTTGGCAGCGCATAAGCATACTTCCAGTTTCTAAGTGGTGTTTCATTTAATTGAGCCAAGTCTAATTGCTCAAGTGTAAATGACCACAAACGATTAGCAAGCAAAGTATCTCTTACTGTTTCATAAATAGAAGAACAAACATCCGATTCTCGGCTTCCATCCTCAAAGGATTGGATTGCGTTGGCACCAACCAACAATAACGCTTTAGAACATATATCAACAGCAGTATTTGCCATACTCATTCTCCTATTTATAAAATAATGGAGAAAGGGACGAGTTCCCCATCCCTCTCTCCGAGGTTATTACGAAGCAGCCGTTTTTGTGACTGTAACGTGAGTTGTGGTAGATGTTACCAACAAGATGTCAACTGTTTGTGTGGAAGATTTTTTACCACCAAGGATAATATCTCCAACAGCCAAAACATCAATCACTGGGTCAAAGTAGTTAGAACCAGCATAGTTGTCATCAGAGGTATAGCACCACACTTTAGATTTACCATTGAAATTGTCTTTCACGATGGTTAAATTTGCTCTAGAAAATGCCATAGTTCACCTCCTTACGATGTATAACATTCAATGCTAACAATACCAGTTGGGTCAATTTCACCAGCTCCAGCGGAGTAGTAAGATTGCACCAAGTCAGCACCCAGCTTAGCATCCCAGTCTGTACGTGTTTGAACGTTCAAAACTTCGCCCAAACCAACAGCATCGTGATGCCACAAGAAGTTCTTGCGTTTGCTGGAAGACACTGGCAAGCCACCCTCAGGACGTTCACCAATCCAGATGTACTTACCGACACCCAAGAAACCGTCAAAGTTGCCAGTTTCCAAAGGACGTGAAGAAACATAGTCAGCAGATGTGGCTTTGATTTCGTCCAACAAGGCTTGTTTTTCTTTGTAGGAACCCAAGAATGTACATTGACCTAAGTCAATCTCATCTTTTTCCATTTGTTCCACAGCGGATTTCAACTTAGCTAATGTCAAGCTGTTAGAACCAGCTTCTGTAATAGCTTTTGTTGTTGTGGAAGCAGCCAACGCATCAATAATCATCTGGTCGCTATCACGTCCCATAGCCATAGCTTGGGCACGAGCAGCTTCTTGACGGTCATCGTAGTTGACTTGCAAGTTCTCAAATTTATCCACAGCGGACACAACACGGCGGTCGTTAGCAATAACAGTAGCTTGACGTTGTGTAGCATTTTGGATTAACGCATCCTGTCCAGGTACGTGTTCTTCAGCACGTAATGTTCCATACACAGGGAATTTGAAGGTTTTGGCGTTGCCCGTTTTTTTACGAACGGTTCCATCTAACGTAAAACCTTCGGACTGATAAATATGTTTGACTTCGGAGTCAAAAATAGTAATCAGGTTATTTGACAATTGAGTTGCCATTTTAGTTTTACCTTTCGTTTAAGTTTAATAATACGCCCCGATTAGATAATCAGGACACTCTTGGCGACCAGTTATCCCATCGGGGGCTGTTCTAGACTTTCTTTAAGCCTTAAAGCAATCGTATTATCAAGGGGCTAACGCTTATCCTTATAACTTGATAATAATATTGTAGAACAAAATTTAAGGCTTGTCAACATTATTTTTTATTAGCAGCTTTTTCCATCAACATCATATAATGTTGTTGTTGTTCTGGGGTGTACCCAATAGTGCGTGCGTGCTCTTTCTGGTATTGGAAAGCCTCATCAGCATAGTCACGAGCCGTCTTTTCAATGTCGGCAGTTGTTTCAATGCTCATTTCTGGGATAGAAACATTTGCACCACGAGCCTTTTTAATTAATTGCTCCATACGTTGGGCATCATCGGCTGTGCGTACCTTGCTAGAAAGCCAATCAATACCTTCTTGGTCTAGGTTTTTCTTAGCAAAAGTCACCAAACCCTGGACAACTGGTCCATTTACGCCACCAATTTTGTCCATTTCAGCTTCAAAATCAACACCTTCTTCTTCTGCAATTTTCATTCTTGCATACTCATTCATCAACTTATTTGCCTTTTCTTGAGAGATATTTAACTCTTTCAACATTGGCACAAAGCGTTGGTAATCTGCTGAGTTTTCGTCAATAGAAAACTTATCCTTTATATCATCGTCCAGCTCAAAGGTGTAATTCTCTGGTGCTGGTTTGTTTTCTTGACGCGCTTTTGTATATTCTCTTTGTAATTCTTTATATGCTGTTAAGCTGCTCTTAACATCATTAAATTTCCCAAAGATTTTTCCATTTTCGTGACGAAATTCATCAAGTCCATCGTCATAAGTTTGCTGTTGTTGGGTTCCCATAGCAACAGATTCTGTCGTATCAGCCCCATCAACTGCCGTATTAACGGTTGTAGTTTCTGTGGTTTCAGTCATTAGATTCTCCTATCCTTATTAGTTGTCTTAATACAGAGAGTTCGCCCTCTGCACGACCCATTAACACCGCAAACAGAACTCCATCTGTGGCATTTACGGGATAATTGTCTTGTTTGACAATTATTGTTTTTAAGTCAGCCAGAAGCGACTTTCCTACTTCTGTCCTGAACATAATCCTTATTTTATCTTGTTGCTCTTTATTGAACAGCATCTTGTCCACCCTGCATTTGGTTTGCAATCATTTGTTCTGCTCTTTGTTTCATTTGCTCAATTTCTTCTGCACTTCTAATATTCTTCAAATCAATACCCATCTTCGTTGCCAATTCAGGAATAACAGTCATATTTACAATAAATGGAGCAACCTGTGGTCCAAACACCCCATTGATAACCTCCATAAACTTGATGAGCTTGTTCACATCCTCTGTGTTTTGTGTAATAGAGAGTGGTGAAGCAAAGTCAACAGCAATTTGTTCTTCATTTACCTTGAAATCTGAGATGTCAATCTTGCCCAAACCATCCAAAATAATCAAACCAGTCTGCACAAGTGGCTTAATAAGCTCTGTTTCCAACCGACCGAATGGTGCACCCACCTCATCCGCGTATTGTTTCTGACGATATTCAATTTCGGTGGCTGTTTTTACTGGTTGGTCAACAGGACCCAACGGGTTTGCAAACATAATGTTGGAAATTGACTGTCTTAGGTCGCTCAAAACCATATCTCCAACATCAAATCTGGCTCCAGAAGTCAATGCTTGAAGCGTTGGCGCACGGTTTGAACCACCATTTGACGAAACTTGGATGATTGCACCAGGCTGAATACGAACATTTTCTGGATTTGTCACGCCGTCATCCTCACACGTCCAAGCTCCAGACACAGCCATAGAGGCGTTCTTCAAAATTAACTCTTTTGTCTTGTTCAAGCTCTTTGCATCTGGCAAAGCGAACAAAACTGGTCCACGACCATACACTTCGCCTGGCATAACCGACCATCTAAACACAATAAATGGGTTATATCTGAGTGTTCTTTCTACGACAACAGACTTATCTTTACGAGAACACACATAATATTTCCAAACATTCTTTTCTTGGATGACTGCTTCAATAAATTCTTGTTCATTTTCATCCTCAGCCATTTCTTTTGTAACCCGAGCATCACTCCAAACCTTTTGAGCATACATTGGAATCACATTATGCTTACGATAAATGGAATTATATTGTCCATTTCCCACTTTTTCCAAGTACAATTCAGACAATGGAACCGTTTTGAACCTAAATGGCGTGATAACATCACCGTCCATCATCATCAAACACGCCGTTCCTACTGCCAAATCATAAAAAGATTCAGCAACTTCTACATCAAAGTTAGAATTACGGATAGCCGAGAAGAAAATATTAGTAATATCATCCAAAACAGGTTGCA